TCAGGTATCATCTGCAATTATTTTTTCGGTTCCATTATCAAATTTTACTCTAAATGACTGTGCTCCAGCTATATTAATTATATAAAAACTAGTAAATCCATTTGGAGGTGTAGGCGGTGAACTGGGTCTATCACTTATTTGAGTCTCTTGTGAAAGAACAAAAATAGATGCACCGTCAAATTTCCATTTAGATAATGTATTTTCAAATGAGGCTATAGGTGCACCATTATCTGTAATAAAAAAATCTGTATTTGACTCTAATCTAATTTCTAGGATATCTTGGATATCATCTATAGTATTAATAGATGCAACTGCTGCACCCAAAATTGTTGTAAAATCAATTTTGAATACGTCAATAATACTATTGTTATCGAAACTGGAGGCACCTCCAATAAATCTAAATCCATCAGCAGAAATAAACTCCATATCTAATCCTAAAGCAAATGTAATCTGTTTATTATTTAGATTCATTCCTAGTATAGTGGCATCTTTTCCAATGGTTAACAGATTACTAGTTGTACTAAGATAAAATAATGGTGAACCGACATTACCGTTTTCTATAATAATAAAATCGTCATTTGTTGGAATATTTATAATAGATGTACTTGTACCTGCCACATCAACTCTGCCTAACATGTGAGTATTTGTAGTAACAGAAGTATCAAAAGGAAATCTTATCTTACCTGCATAGATGTTATCAACTATATCTACTCCATCTCCAATGTCTCCAACATCTAAAATATCGTGTCCGTCAAGATCTAAATCCACACCAAGCAATTTCAGTCTGTCTATGTTCAAATCCAGTTGTGGTGAATTATTAATTGTCCATGAGAACAAAGCGGAAGTAGGAATATTAAAAATCATGCTGTCAGGAGAGTTAGTTCTTAATATCATATACTCTGTTCCTACTGTAGAGGTACTTTGTGGAAATCTTAATCTTCTAACGTAGATGTTAGACCATTCATCTCCCAAAGTTGAAGATCCGAAATTTCCACCGCTTGTTGTATTTGGTAATATATCACGATTCATCCTTACTACATCAACTAGATTATCTAGTTGTAAGTTAGCACCACTGGTACCACCCCCAACTACATCAACATTAACTCCATTTTCTTTAGTCCTGAATTTATTAGTGGTCAAATTATACCATAAATCCCCATCAGCAGTAATACTAGGATCAGTAGATACAAGTCCAATATTTACTCCAGCATTTGCTGTATCTGGATTGAAAACTGTTTGTAGTCCGTCAGCGTATGTAATAAGAGTAGGAGATATCTCCATAAGTTTTACATTATTTGATGTAAAAAGATGTGAGCCTGATATGGGTGCATTATATCTAAATTCATTAGAGCCACCGTCATATCCAATTACGGGGACTCCACCAGATCCAGAAAATGAAGCAGCTACATCCCATGAAATATCTTTTGCATCTTGAATTGAATGGTCTAACATGTTTAGTCTGTACACATTAGTAGCCGATTCTTCAAATCTTGCTATTTCAACTGTACCTGCTTTAAAAATATGAGATTGTAAATTATTAACATCATAGAGTAATCCACCATCAGGGTCTGCTTTATTTCGAATAAATTGACCAGCTTGGAAAAAATCAATTTCTTCAACATCAAAAATATTAGATATAAATAAATTATTTCCATAAATATTATCCCACGGAGCAGCAATAGTGCCCAAATCATCGGTTGTTCCTGCAGGGAGAAATGTTACTGATGCAACTGTTGTTGCACCTATTTCAAATGAATGCTCAGGATTACCACCTATATGAAAAGTGTACACACCACCAACAGGAATGTTGAATTCCATGAGACCATTTTCCATAGTAATGCCTGCATCACTAGCTCCCAATGATCCGCCTACACCTGTATCAAATAGTAGACGGTCTATATTTTTAGAATCAAATGTGGCATGGTCTACATCTGATACTGCTGGAAAGTTTGCCCATAATGTAGAGTCATTAGATCCACCATTTACAATATTACCAGTTTTTAAAAATGCATAAAATACACCAAATGCATATTCTATTAGAATCCCAGTTTCATTATCTGGGTCTAAAAGTATTCCCGCCTCTACTATCTCTTTGTTTATTGTTCCTACAGGTAATGTTACTGTATGACCTCCTGTACCATCTTGAAGAATAAAGATACTAGAAATTGCAGTTTTGTTTGATGGCGGCACACTAAATGCTAATTGTATATCTCCAGAGATTATCATGTATACTGAATGTCTAGTTTCTGCAGAAAATAGAATCGCTTGAGTTGATGCACCGACTGTTCCCCTGTCATCTTCGGGGAAGTCTATTGGAAATGATATTCCTCCACCACCTCCTGAACTAACCCATACAACAACCCATGCTGACAATAACTGAGAGTAAATTAATTTTGCATAGTCTCCTACTTCTAAAATTACATCTACACTGTTTGGTGTTAGAATTGATGTGATTTCTTTTATTGTGATGATTTGTGCAGCAGCCTGTACTATTAGTTCACGATTAGATGGTACAGTCTCGCCAGGTATTATTGTAGATAAAGTGTCATCTGCACCACCTTCACCATTTAATATTAGAACAGGGGTAAAGTTTCCACTTGTAACATCCACTTGGATAGTATCATTTATAATTTCTAAAATTTTAAACTGGTTTCCCATTGCACCTTCTCGTGTATCACCATCCTTTAGTAGATAATTTCCTGCACCTGTTGTTATATTAGCAAGACCTGTACTGTTTAATCCATCTTCGCTAGTTTCTTTGAAAATTTTCTCAGATTCTATTTGAATACGATCTGCATCTAATATGGAATCGCTAACTCTACTATCTGTAGAACGTTGACGTCTGATACCTGTGGATGCCATTATACACCATTCTCAGGATATAATCTAGTTATTAGTGAACCTTTCGAGGTGAATCCTGCGGGCCCATCAAGTGTTTTTGTGAGTTTGTATACTATTTTATCATTAACCATTTTTAGTGTGTGGGGTATTGCATCTGTCGTCTCATCAATTTCTTCTGTATCTGTATAGTATATACAGTCACCATGTGAAATATCACACCTGCCCTCAAAATCAATTTCGAATCTTTGCTGTGCAAATCCAAATAGTCTAGCCAACCCAAGTATTAAATTTTTTGCTGTTTGATAGTTTGAAAGGTCGGTTTTTTTCTGGTCTACCATGTCAATATTTTTTGATGGAAGTGCGTTTGGTTCATCCACATTTGTAACATATAGTGGTTTTACATATCGAAACGCGTCTATTGCCATTTCTAGTTGTGATGCTGCACCGAATCTATTAACTTTACCGCCAATAAGTTGTGATAGATGTGCAGCAGGTGAGCCTGACTTGTATCTACCTTGTGAATCAAAAGAGTCTCTTGTGTATATTCCACCAAATAGAATATTATTTTTATCAAACGCGTCTGTTGGCTCTGGCTCTCGTGCGTTAAAAGTAGCAGAAGCACCTGGAACACCTGAATAAAATTCTCCTGGTAGTTTTCCTTCTTGTGGTGTAATGTCATTATTTTTACCTTGTGTGAATGGCAAGATTCTCGTATTATCTCTAATATCAATTAAGAAAATTCCAATCTCATAATCTCCCTCACTTTGTAGCGTATCACTTCCAAGATAAGTGTCAATAAACTCAAACCACATTGCAATGGATTGAATTGGTCTGTACTGTTCTGATTTTGCACCAAACCAAGAGATAGAGCCATCAGCAGTTCTAGTCATGTTATCCAAATCAAATGTAGACGTGTTGATTATTTCACCTGCATTGACTGTACCATAGGGTATTGCATTTGATGATACAGGAAATAGTCCTGGAAAGAAATTAAATCCCACATAGAATGGATTTTGTTCGTCACTTGGTGCAGAGTTTGCATTAGATTTTATGAACACTGCAGAGTTATCGTTAATGTCGTCAGATGATAATCCACCTTTGTTTCCAACTTCTACATGTCCTGAATCTGAATCATACTTTACAGAATGTGCACACTCAAATTGTTTTATTTCCAGTGGTGAACCTTCACCATAAAATACTGCATTCTGTCCAATAAATGGAATTTCATAGATAGCGTATGAGCCTTTTCTCCAGTTATTTGCTCTAGTTGCAGCACCGCCAAGATTAAACACAAAATCACCTGCAGAGTTTACATAACTATCAGGTATTCCAATAAAAAATGTAGGTACTCCTGGATTTTTTACCCAAGGTAACCCCTCATCGTGATCAAACACTTCTTGATCTTGTAATGTTTGTTTTGCTAAAAATACTATCCATTCACCTACGCCGTCTAGATTAAAGTCTTCATATTCTACAACATTTCCAGCATATGGGATTCCATTTCTATCAATACCTACAAATTCTCCAACTCCTAACTCACTTCCATCTGTTGGGTCAATTACAAGCATACGATAATGATTAGGAATTAATGAATTTACCAGATGGTCAGATGGTATTGCTGCAGGTGATGTGCCGATACTTCTTACCATGGTTCTTGGGTGTAGTTTGTCTTTTACTATTACATTAGGATCAATCATTGCACATTGATTGTGTTTTGTGGCATCTGCAGCATATTTTGCACCTCCAAGTGCATTAATCCAATATTGAGCCTTTTGTTTTGTTTTTGGAGAGTAATCATTTGATGGTACATATGATATTCTTCTCCATAATGTAATGTCAGTTCCAGGTTCTATCGGGTCTCCACCACCAATTAGTTTCTTATACGCAATACCTTGGAATACAACTAGTGCATCTTGTGAATAACTTGCGACATTAGTCCAATCAGCTGGTCTTGTGAATGTCCTTACAATCCAAAATGAATTATTGGGAGGAATCTCATTTGTGGATTGTGTGATTGCTTCATATCTTGCTCCTTCATGTACAATTAGTGAACCTCTTTTGAATGTGGTTGTACTATTCCATGTTCGTGCGTTTTGGAATGTTTGTTTTGAACCAAAATATTTGGTAAAGGCACCAAGAAAATCACCTCCTTTTTGACTTCCGACTAGGTGAATGTTTGTAGCAAGTTCTGGGTCTTCATCAGAATCATTTTCTAATGTATTAGTTGTTGTATCACTTGTAACTCCATGTTTTAGAGTGATGTTTGGAATATTACCAAACACCCCTGTATTACTTACAAATCCTTGGGGATATGCCTGAATAGATACTTGGTCAAGTAAAGTGTCTGTGCTGTGTATATAGTCAGACTTGAATCTAATGTAGAATGGCTCAAAAGAACCTCCGCCTTCTGGTGGTTGTGCTTCAATGTCTATTATTTTATCAAATGCTTCTTGTAGTTTTTTCTTTTCAAATATGTAATTATTTGATGTTCCTCTATCTAATGCGATTCCTTTCTTTGTAATTGGATCAAATGTTGTATTGGTATTTATGACAGGATCATTAACTCCTTTATTTGCTGGGTTGTTTAGTTGTTCAATTATTTGCTCAACTGCTTCTGCACCTGAAATTCTTCTTGAGAAAAGAGAGATGTTGCGTTTCCACAAATACTCACTTTGATGGGGACATATTAGAACAAGTTTCTTTCCCTTTCCACCTTTTCTAGAACGTTTTAATTTTCTTACATGGAAAACATCTTTGAAGATGTTTCCTCGAACATCAGTAATTTGCAGATATATTCTGTCACCTTTTTGTATTTTGGCTCCTCTAGTTAGAAATTCACCAAACGCTGCAGACAGTGTAATTTTAATTGACTGGGGTATACCATCTTCTACTTCTATAACACTCCATGCAGAGGATAAATCAACATCTGTTCCATGGTCTTTTAAGATTAATAGAACATTTCCAGTTGTTGTGAATGACCCAGCAATAGGAATAGTTGTTACTAATGTAGATGATGCACCTGTTTCTGTTGGGTTTTTTGCAGATATACGAAAATCATAAGATTCACCATTAACTAAATTATTTACAAACCCGTGCGGCTTTGGTGAAGTTCGTCCATCATTAAATGACATCCAAGTGCTAGAACTAGTAGTTTTAAACTCTATTAAATAATCAGTGATTGGTGTTTCATTGTCATTTGGAATATCCCATGTTAGAAATACTTCACCGCTTCTAGGTGATACTTTTAGTCCTGTAACTTGAGATGGTGCAGTCATGTATCTAACCCTCGTGATCTCCTAAACCTTAAAATGAAATCAGAGCGATTTTTTACATAATCATTATTCTTTTCATAATATGAGAATATCAATGCGGGACCGCCTGATGTTCCCCCTGCACCAAACTTGATTGGTAATAGAGTATTTGTAGAATCATTCAGGTCTTCTATACCATATACCCCTGCTTCCCATGAATCTTTAATTTGTTGTTCTGGGTCTTCTTTCCACGAATCAAGTTTGCTAAGAAATGCGTTTGCACCATTACCAGAGTTCCCATCAATTTTTGTAATCCACCCTATAATTTCGTAAAATGAACTAATAATACCTAATGGTTGTATGTTACCATCTGGCTTTTCTGCAGTTTGATTGTTTCCGATTCCTTCTGGTTTGACTAGTTTAATTGATAAAATGTATGCTCCTTCTTTGTTATTTTTTTTAAAATTATCAGGTGAGCTTTGGTCTACACTGTTAAACTCTATCTTATCTGATGAGATAGTTGCAGATGGATCTCCTGCTACAAGTTTGAAAATTGTTATTTTTTTTGCCTCTACCATCACTCTATCCCCTGCGTTGATCTTATGAGATAATCTGTCTCTATTCTTGGTTGATTGGTATTAAATTCATCATTTGTGTTGTATGTATCTCTAGGATCAGTCATACCTGGTCCCGCTGAAAATATCTCTTGTGCTATACCTGCCTGTATTCTAGCAGTTGTTTCGTTATCTCTCTCTGCATTTAGTTTTGTACGTATGTCATCTGTAAATCTTTTTTCTAGAGAATCAAATTTTTTTAGAATTTTACCTATAACAGCAGTTGCTGCAACTGCTGCACCAAATCCAGGTATTCCCTTTGTGAATAAACCGCCCATGAATCCTTGTGGGTTTAATCCAAATCCAACAATATTTTTACCAATACCACCTTTACTAAAATCAAAATTACCAAATAGTTTCTTCTTTAGAGTATCTTTGCCTTTACCGTTAACAAGATCAAATTCTAATTGTTTTTTGAGTTTTGCATATATTTTATCTGTCTTCTCATCGCTTCTTTGAAATTCATTTAGACTAGTTTTCTTTGTACGTTTACCTGATTTTTCTAAGTTTGATACAATTTCTTGTTTAACTTTGATTAGTTCTCCTAGACCTTTCTCAGTAAGAGCATTTAGATCAATCTTGATTATTTTATCAGTAGGCATATTTTATACTCCTAATGCTTGCGTATAAGCTGAACTAATACTATTGAAATAACTGTCTGCAAATTTTGATTGATTTTTTTGTATTGTTTGCTCAACTATTAACAACCTTGGAAGTCCATTTACCATGTGACCTTTGGATGACAGTAATTTTCCAGTGTTTGGTGAAATCCACCATATTTTTCCTGTCTTGTTGCTTGATTTTGGTTTTATCATGTGGTCTCGTGTACCCTCTTCTCTAGCCTCGCCAACATCAAATCCACTATCAGATATGTAATCAGATATTATGTGAACTCTAACAACTACTCCATTAATAATTTCAGTCTTGCCAACATATGTTCTTTCTATAATTTTTTTAGAGATACCTTTTGATTCCATCTCTCTATGTATCTCAGTTAGGATTGTTTCATCTGCTGCTCTCTCTAATGCAGTCTTTTGGATAGATGGCATCAATCTTTGTAATGATTTCATTTTTTGGATTAATTGTTTTAGATCAGAGACAGATTTGATTGTAATGGTTGTCATGTATCAAGTTTTTGGAGTAAGATCCACCTTGTTTATCCCAGTTATCTCCCCTCTAACTTCTAACTCGTGTACACCGCTATCTCTGGTTCTGTTAATAGGGGTAGTCATTATTCTGCCTGTAAATTGATATGTTACAGTTGAGTTTGTTGTACCACCATCTTTAGGTGCTGTTAGAATTGTAATAAATGTAATTGATACTGGCTCTCCTTTGGCTATACCTTCCATCCATGTTGTTGCTTTTAGAATGTCTGTGGAGCCCGTACCAGCATAGATATCTGTGGTGTTTTTTGTAGTGAAGAAAAATGTACCAATAACATCAGATTTTTTAGTAAATATTGGTTCACCAGTGTCTATTTTATCTATATCAAAATCATCCATGGATGGTGCAAATTCCCAATCTTGGATAAATTGGAGAGTATCAATGTCTCCACCACCATTAATTTGATAGAAAGAATCTTCGTAAACGAATGTGCGTGTCTCTTGTTGAGTTACAGTTTCATTTGCCATATTACCTCATAAAAGTATACTTTAACCTATTCTTGTACTTTACTCAAACCTTAACAAGATTAAGGCTTTACATTCATACTAATAAGAGTCTGTTGTACCGTTTTCCTAGTGCTACTGTTCACTCTAGTAATCAAGTTTACAGTCTTTACAAATTCAACTCCACCTTTGGTTAGTGTGATTGAAATATCATCACCTGCAGATAGTAAAACATCTAGGTCTGATTCTTGTGTAGGGGTAATTACTACATTGACATCTAATATGCCTGAGAGATATTTATTTGAAAATATTTGTTCGGCATCTGTTGTTATATCTACATCTTTTTCTGCAGTCAGTCCATCAGTGATTAGATTAACCACATCAAGTATTCCAAGTGGAACAGGAAATGTTATTGTTATATTATCTCCTACTACTCCTCCTATATCTGAGGATATCTCGTCAGTTACAATACGTAGAGTAGAATGTATGTGAGGTGTTGGGTCTGTTGGGTGTTCTCTACTCCAAGACTCTGTAATAGATATTTTTGTGGATGTGTCTTGTAGTGAGTCAATTATGTTGAATATTTCATCCTCTAATAGTTTTACATTTGGTTCATCAGCATCACCAAATCCAGATATCCTATAATACAAATGAATGAGATATGTTTGTTTATTGTTTGTAGTTGGAACGTCTTTAGTTTTTTCTTGTCCTGTAATATTTTCAACATCTATTGATGGATATTCTCTTCGGGCAGCATCTAATACAACATATGGGTTGAATGAATTTAGCGGTTCTGTAAATACACCATCTTCTAATACACTAGCAATTTGGGCTGCAGTTAGTTGTACCATTATCTTATATCTCTCACAGGCAAGGTTAATTTCAAGTGTGCTTCTAGGGATTTATCTATATTTGGAATGTTTCCATTTGTTTTGTGTTCTTTGATTTTTTTGATGGTTGTATTTTTTAATGAAATTTGAAATGACATGTATTTATCTATAGACTTGATGCTATGATTAGTTTTCGGTCTTCCTCTTTTGGGGTTATTTACTATACTTGTGATGTTATTTTTAATTAAATTTAGAATAAATGTTTCTACCATCTTATTGAAAAGATTCGAGGGTGTTGTTAATTTAAAATACCTAATATCCTGACATAATTTTAATTGAAAAGAGAAGGAATAAGATTTGTATAAATTATGTTGCATTCACTTTGTCTTTCTTTTGTTTTTCTATTTTAATTTGATGTTTATGATTACTCATTATGTTAGATACAGTTTGTTCAAAAAATGATTCTTGTGTAACTGCAACAGGAGGCTCATTTCCTGCAACAACTTGAAAGGTTGTACTTTTATTTACAGTAATAGGTCCAATCAGAGTTTTAATTTTCTTTGTGTTTTCTTCATTTACAGGAAGTGTAAAGTCATAGATAGTTCTACCTTTTGCTAATACTTTTTGTTTCTTCTCATTTCCTTTAGAATCTATTATGATTATATCATCCATTTTAGGAGGAAATGAGATTCTTTCTCCAAACGTTTTAGAATCAGGATCTCTATCAGGTCCCATAGTTCCGACATATTTTTTCTTTCTACCTATCCAAACAAATTCTTTACTTGTATCTCCAATGTCGTATTCAAATGTATCATGTGTTTTACCATAAAAACGAACTAGTCTTGCAAAGTAATAGTCCTTATTCATTCTTTGTTCTTTTGATATGATAAGTGCACGCCATTCTTCCCCCCATTTAAAATCTTTAAAATCAGAGATTTCGGTTTGTTCTATTTGCATAGACATGTTAAAATCTTGTTAAGAGTAGTATTAATATTTTTACTATATTTCTCTAAGTGGCTGGTGCTAGTGGAGTGTATACTCCAGTCATTTTAATTCCTGTATCTTTGTTGATTACTTTAGCCAAGTGATAAGATAATGCTACGTACGTTCTTGTTTTAATCAAGTCAACATCTGTTCCCACAGTTGTAGGTCCTTCGAGTAAAACACATGCTGCATCTTCTGCACTAGCATCTATCAAATAAACATCTCCTTGAGGAATAAATTGATCACTCACCATAGTTACATTTGGAAGATTCTTTGCTTCTCGTGTTCCTGGTACAAATATAGTAGGATCTGCTGGTGCTAGAGCACCTCTGTTGAAAGAGTTGTTGTCATATAATTTTCCTCCAATACCATTAATTCCCATGTGAGTAAATTGTCCTCCAATGTTAGTTCCCTCAATGGTTGATTGAACTACTCTGAGTATGTCTATTGCGGGGTCATTCTCAGACCTATCGGTTCCTGCAACAAAGTTATCCCAAGTTACACCAGGTATTACATCTAGCGCTGCATCAAGTTCAGTTATAACATCATAAGATTTTCTTTGGGCTTCTTTAGTAGAAGCAACTTGGATAGCATCCTCATAAGGGTTGTGGATGTTCTTTCTTGTTGCTTCATCTGTTATTCGTATAGTCAGACCATATTTTCTAGTCTCAAGGTTTACTCGTTCATATTTGATGTCTTTTCCTCTTGGGAGTTGTCCTTCTCGTATTTCTTCATAACCGCCCATTTTAATTAATTTATCAATATTAGTAATTAGTTCCTCAGTTGGGATAGTTCTTGCAAGTTCTCTTCCTGCATATCGTCTATCTTTTCTACCATATAGATGAGATTCAATCTTTACAATATTTACAACTGGATTATCTGTAGATAGTAATGCTGCTTCTTTGAATCTACCTTTTGATAATAATGAAGCATGTTCTGCAATGGCTTGTTCTAATTCTGGTTCTAATGCAGGATTGGCAAGTGAGTCTATTAGATTAGTATTTAGATTGCCCTCATGCTTTGCTGATGTAATTAATCTTAGATTTGTATTGTATATTGTACTATCATATACTGGTGTTGCATCAATCTCACTAGTGAATCCATGATCAGGTTTTCCCGTTGTTTCCATTATAATTTTTGTAACTGGATTAAACCAATATTCTCTGCCTTCATTCGTTTGCATTGGTTTTATGAATTTCACCATTATAATGCACTCTCCACTAGTTGGAACCAGCCAACTTCACCAACACCCAAGTTTACATCAGGAACTATACCTACAGACAAATTTTCTGCAAATGGTGTTGAACCGTCTCTTGAAAAAACTGCTGCTTCCGTACCCATGTAACGGGCATATTTTCTAATAGAATTGACTAAAGATTGAGATAAAGCACTAATTTCATCAGTATCCGTAATTGCTACGTATTGACCTACAGTACAATTTGTAGTCCCATTAGTTAATGCAACTATTTGACCTGGTAGCATAACTCTAATTTGTTTATCTCCTACTGCTCCCGTACTATTATCTACAGATTCAGTTGGAACACAGGGAGTTAATGGAAAAGTATTGTTTAATGCAATAGGTAAATTAGTATCTGCTATGGTTACAAATCCATCGATAATAAAACATTTAGTCCCTTTAAGAATATTTTGATTACTCATTGATACAGATACAGCATAATCATCTAAAATATTTGGTGTATCTCCTTGTTCGATTGGACGAGTACCGTCATTTCCTGATGTAAATTCAGATTGAGACATCTAGATTTTTCCTCCAGTGTCTATAGTGTTAGTTGGTTTATCTAAATCTTCAAAATTAAATACAGAGCCATCCTCTTGTGCAATTTTCTGTGCAGTTTGTTTTCCTAGTATGGTACTTGCTTCATCTAATCTTGCTTCAAGTAAGGAAACTGATTCCTTATGAGACAAGAAGGCATCATACATTGCAGTTCTCATTGCCATAGGATATAATCTTGAATATCTTTGTGCTAGTTTAATTGCGGTCTTTTCTGCTTTCATAGCATCAAGTTCTTTTCTCATTTCTTTAATTTCATTTTTATCTTCATCTTTATTATCATCTTGGGCGGTAGTTAATTTTTTATCTTCATCTTTATTATCCTCTTGTGCAGTGTTTAATTTTTTATCTGGATCTTCAATAACTGGAATATCTGTGGATATTTGTTCTGGGGGAACTACTCCTTCTCCTGGTGTTCCCATATCAGTTATACCTCCACCTTCTACTGATTCAACTGCAACAGTAACTAGTTCATCAGCTAGAGCAATAATTTGTTCTGCCATTTGTTCTTTTTCTTGTCCTGGCATGGACAAGTTATCTTGAGCTGTTTTGTATGCTATCTTTGCTTTGTTGAAAGCGATTTGTGTAGTTTTGAGTGTTGGCATGTAGTATGTTTGAGAGATTATTAGCATATAAGGTGTATGATTTTCTTAACAAGATTTTGTTAAAAATACTTTTTTCTTTTTTTGTATACTGGAACTACATTTGTAACAGTATTATCGGTGGATAGCAATGTTGCTATCTTACCTCGGGTTAGTTTTAGTTCTGTCTCAAAAAGAGATTTTGTATCCGAAAATTTCTTTGTACAACTAGATAGTGTTCCAGTACAAGAGCCTTCATAGATTGCTTGTGAGCCATATGCAGGTCTGTCTTTTAATCCTACAAGGTGTACCCCTTGCCAACCAGTTATGTTTTTGTCGTTTTCATATTTGTTATCTTTGAATATTCCAGGAGAGGCGAATGGTGGAAACACCATATGTTCATACTCGGGTAATGGTTGTATTATTGCCTTCCAGTAATCATCTTCTTCATCGTACAGAACTTTTTTGATATCGCCTACCTTCCAGTTATCTTGAAATTTGAGAACATCTTCTAGTTTTTCTGGATCTAGTCCTGCAACTAGTTCTGGTTTATAATTTTTAAAATGCTCAATATTTGGATGCATCCAAGTATGTTTGTAAGGAGAATTTTCAATAAACTCGTCTGCAGTTACTAAGAATGGTCTACCTTCAAAAGATTGTATGTTCTTATCTATTGAATCATTAGGGACACTCCACTCGTTTCCATTTATTTCCTTACCTTTGATTAGAAAATACGCATGAAACTTGTCTTCCTCTATTGGAAAATCATAAGATTCATCAAGGGAGGCAGTTTTTAGGGATTTTAAAGTTGAATGGTTAAAGACATTGTTATGTATTTGAGCAGTTAGTAATTTTGATTCTTGGATTAGTTTTGTTATTTGGTCCATATTGAGTTAGTATTATAGTTAGTATTATAGTTAGTATAATAGTTGTTAAAAATAGTTTATTTTGCGTTTGTTGTTTTTAGTTTTGTTGGTTTGTCCATAAATTGTTTTTTGGTTTTTGTAATTTCAGACCAGTATGCAATGTTTGGTTGTTTTTTGGTTTTTGAGGGTAATTTCTGTATCTTGTTATATTTTTGTGTGTTTCCACCGCTTCTAACTATGGTTAATGTAAGCATATTTTCTGGAAAAGTTTTGAATACTGTTCCAATATGTTCCTCATTAGTAGCAGTAATTAGATTTACTGTATCACCGATTTTCATAGTTATTTTATAACTTGTAAATACTTAAACTTTTTCAAATAATTTGCTTCAAGTTATAATTACTAGTTTAAAAAAAAATTAGCATGTTAAATGACCCACATAAATCTGTTGATCACATTCAGGGCATGAACTGTAATATACTCTAGTTGTAGTTATTTCACCCTCAAATGTACATAACTTGCATTTCACCTCTACTTTTTGAGAGATTGTTTTGATGACTGGATCCATGTGATATATTGGATAATATGGTATTATGTTAAGGGTAATTATGATATGCTTTCTGTACTCTTGTACATTCACTCGATTTTTAAATTATTTGCAAACTCATCAATACTATTGTAAATTTTTGCTGGTGTTATTGTTCCGTTTTTCATCTTTTGAGCTGTCTCAAATATATTTCGCATTTCTTCTTCTCTACTGATTACTTTTGACATGTATTTTTACAAAATACACTGCTAATAAATATGATATCAAATTTCTCAGCCGATTAGTACACAGGACCCTTTCTTAATTGGTTGTTTTAAAACTGACCTAAGTTGCGTCCAGTTATTGGGTCTTGCCAATTACAACGACAATTACTTAGTATTATGCCATTGCCAGTGTATAATGTGGATTTAGTTTGAAGGTCGTACACGTACCCAGAATAGGATTTTACATTGATGTTGATAATCTCATCAAGTTGTATAATGGAGGAAAATCTGTCAATACACTTGCTGATATTTTTGAGTGTAGTAGAGGATACATCACTAAACATCTCTTGGCAAATGGTATTACCCCCAGAGGAAAAAGTACCTCCATGTATTTGCGTATGTCTCAAACGTCCGCTAAAGAGAGAGCTCGTCTTTCTAGTGCCGCTCATGATGCGGTCAGAGGGCGAAAGCGTAGTTTCAAGGAATTGTGTAATAGTTCTCTGTCTAGAGAGAGGAACCAAACAGGAATTACACCTGTTGAGAAAATGTGTAAAGACATGCTTGAAGAAAGAGGGTTTACATGTATTGCTCAAAAAGCTATTGGTGCTTACAATGTCGATATTGCCATGACTAAACCTCGCATCGTCGTGGAGATATTTGGGGGCGGATGGCACGGTAGTGGTACTCATGCTAAACGATTTAGAAAGAGAGTCAAATATCTGCTTGATAATGGTTGGCTTCCTGTTATTATTTGGGTTGATGGGAAACATTTTCCTTTTAGTATTAGAGCTATTGATTATTTGGTCGCCCTTTCTAAGAAAATCAGCAGCAACAAATCCCTTAGGAGTAAGGAGAAGATGATTCGGGGTGACGGTAAGACTACTGCCATTGGAAGTAAGAATATCTATAACAGGACCATAGTATACACTTCTAATTCCTGCAAGGATGCCATCGCAACCCTCGATTAGAGTATCAGGTAACACACAGTTCGGATGCAATGAACTTGGTATACGTGGTCTTTGAGGATCGTCTTTTGCCCAAACCTCTCCTTGTTTAGGTAGGCATATCTTATCATCAACTTTAGAGTCTTGTTTGGTCATGAATAGTAGAGGTGTTTTTCCTGCTAGGATTAGTCTAACTACTTCTTCATCATCCGATAGTATTTGTGATATTCCACTTGCTATTACACTAGAAAATCCTGCTAGAATTAATGCATTAATGAATCCATCAGATTTTGGCTCGGGTTTTGATTGTATGGTTTCTTCTGTAATTTGTTTTACTAGTTCTTCTTGTTGTTGTATAGTTGATGATATGTAGATGCCTTCTGCTTCTGATTTAGTAAGTCCCGATTTAACCATCAAAGAGATAAAATCACTTTCACTTGACATTACTCTTTAGTTTTTCAAACTTTAGTTGATCATTTGCAAGTTTGAGTTTATCCTTATCAAGTTTGGAAGTTAGTTGTTGTTCTTTTAGTTTAAAGTCTCTCTCCATCTTTTTTCTTGTCTTGTCAAGATTCTTTTCACCGTTAATTTTTTTGTTGATATTTGCTATGAGGTCTCCTTTTTGTTTGGTAATTTCATTTATACTATCATGTTGATGTATCATAAAATTTTTCTTTAGTGGTCTGCTTCGAAGATTACCATTTATCTTTTCCCAAGATGGATGTTTTCTTCTATAGTTAGGATCAAATGTTTTAGTTGCGGGAGTTGTATCAGTTCCCATATCTGGAGAATTAGTCATCATGTGACGCAAGCCGAATTCCTCCATAACCTGCTCCATTGTTGTGTAATTGTTATCTACCAAAAACATCATAATATTCCACTCATCAGTTGTTATTGGAACCGATATATTTGGTTTTTCAAAGTTGTGTATTACTTTAATTGGTAGTTCATCAACATCTTCGGGTTCTAGATCAAAGAGAATTGCTAATATTCTATCGTAAAATTGGTCCTCTGCAATGTGTTCTAGCAGTTCTTGTTGTGGTTTTATTTTTGTATTTTGAAATGCGTTAACTTCTTCTCTATTGGCGTTTCCTCCAAGATTACCCGATTCTCCATGCCCTACCATGTATGGTGGAATATTATCAAAGCCGATGATGATTTTAACTGCTTCGTTTAATATTTCATTAATTCCTGAGATATCGCCAGAGTCGGTTCCTGATGGGTTTAGTAGTTCTACATTGTTAGTTACGGAAACTGTTTTGTTTTGTGATTGCTCCATTTTAGAATTAAAATCATCTAGTAATACTTTTACTTCTGACCAGTCTTTTGATGGTAATGTATGTTTGAAGATTGGTTTAGTGTGCCATGTTTGTAGTATCGCCTCATTCCAATCTCTTCCTAAAATTAACAGTACAGCTTTTCCAACATCAATCAATGAACGTATTGGTATTCGTCCATAGAAATCTCCATATAGTTCTAGATTTTTAGAGAAATTAAAATAGATACATCTTTTACTATTCAGTACAGCACCATTTGTTGTAAGATTTGATACCTCCACTCCTGCCATTTCTCCAGTGTCTAGATTAACAATAGGTCGCCTCAAAAATTCTGGTCTAATTATTTTTAATGCTTGTGGGAGTTGTAGTTTCCCATTACTTTTTCTATCAAGTGGAAACATTCCAATACATGCTCTTCCTTGTGTACGCATAAACAAATACACATCAAACAGTAATGAATCAAAATCTAACGTCTTAGCATAACCGTCTAACCATTTTAGAATATTTTTTGGTGTTACTTCTTTATCCCAGTATGGGACGTATATCGGTTTGTTCTCCCATTGGTCTAGTGTACCTTCTGGTAATTCTATTTCACCTCTTGGTTGGATAGAACGTGTTGAATTCGTAACTACAAGTTGTTGTAATATTTCACTGCCTGCTAGTATTATGGGATTTTCTTCCATTAACAGATCACACATTGCTCTAATATCAGGAGAGTATGGATCTATGGATGGATAGATGATTAAATCTTTGAATGGTTTTAGTTTTCCTTGTTTGTCTTTTTTAAATGGAGCAAGTTTTCTATATGCTAGCTGTTTTGTTGTGTCTAATCCTTTTTTAAAATCAGGTTTAGTTAATCCTCTTTTATGCCATTCAGGTATTTGTGCGAATCTTTGTGGGCCACTAGTATATTTTTTAGTGTTTAAATCTATTTGAAATAATTCATGGTTACTAGATACAATTCTAGAAAATATATCCATTACTGTTTTTTTAGCCAATACTATGGGTTAATTGTAATTGTTAATAGATTTTTGGTTATGGGTTTAAGATGCCAGAAGTGCTGTTAGATAGTGTATTTATTGTCTTTTTCCCCAACATACGATTTATTGTATCTTGAGCATTCAAATATTGTGATTTTTTAGGCTCTCCAACTACAATCATAAACGGCATTTGTGCTTTTTCTAGTAAGGTTCTTCCAGCAAAACAACATATCATTAGTGCTTTAATTAGACAGTCTAGTTCATCGCCTGGTGCATAATATGATACTGTTCCCTGCTCTGTGGTATTTTCTTTAAACATCTCTGTTTGGGTTATTAGATTAGACATGTATTTTGATAGTTTTTTTGGGAATTGGATTTTGTGAGTTAGTTTGAGTGATAGGAAAAACTGTACCATTTCTGTCTGATCCATTCTTTTCATACCTTCTTCCTCTTCTGGCTCTTTGATGTTTTTTTGAGTGTTAATAGCAAATATGTTCAATCCTGATTGATACTCTATATCTTTGAGTAAGTGTTGTCCCACTAGTTGGTCAGCATATGTGGAATCCCATTGTATTTTTTTAGACAGTATTTCGACGTCAGATGCAATGTGTTCCATGTCTGCTCGCTTCCATGTTTTGGCTAGTCTTACATAGACAATTCTCTTTTCATCGTCAATTTCTACTCCAACTATTCCAATATCAGTTCTTTTCTTTGTTTGTGAAAATGCAACTATTGTCTCATTCATCGTATAATTCTATTACTGGTGGTATTTGTTGTTATTGCAATCTTCCCAGAATAGTTTTACAACATTACAGCCTATTAACAAACTCATAAACAAATCATCATGGCGGCTACGGAGTCTCTTGTATGATGTATGACCAGAAACAGAAGTAAACCCAGAGATTTCGTTAGTTTGATTGATTAATTCTTGCATGTCAGAGTTTGGGTGTGATGGATATTGGATGATGTGGTTTTTGTATTGTTGTTTTAACCAGCTTATCATGTATGGTTTATCTACTGTTGTTCCTTTATCTCTTGTCTGCTCTGTTAGTCCTGCGCCTGTTGTGATGTATTTTATAGGTAGATTAGTAAATGCTTTTTTTACATTATCATAGTCAAAGTTTTTTTCTAATAGTATTATGTGTGGTTTTATCTGTTGTTGTATCTTTGTGTAGTATTGTGCAACTTTGAGGTATGGTACTTTTTTGTGTTGTTTTGCTAGTCGGATGTAGATTTTCTTTTCAGGATAAGTTGCTTCTAGTCCTATAGTTCCAAATGAGTCACCAGCTTTTGCGGGATCACCTGAAATTACTCTTAACAGAACCGTTATTTATCACCAGAAGTGTAAATATCTGCATCATTAGAAAGGTTTTCAACATATTCATCATCTTCGTTATCATCTACCAGCCATTCTGTTTTTCCTTGCTGATCCTCATCAGATATTGTGCCAAATATACTGTCTCTGCCTGATTTGTATTTACACATGTATTCTTGGTCTGGATCTTCAGTTGAGGATGCTATTAGAGAATCTACTTCTTGTTGTGTGTTTAGATTACCTAGCGTATGCATAATATCATATACTAAAAAAACATATTCTTTGGTATCATGTTTCATATCTATTTCATGGAACATCTTTACTGGTCCTTTTGGGGTAGATACTAGAAACAAATCTGCACCGTTAGTTCTAACAATAGGCATAAAACTATTAAATACAGGTGAATCATCAATTAATTTCCATTTTGTAGTTTCATCTACGAATACACACTTGTAACCTGTATCACCAGTCATGGCTTCTTCTGTTGCTGAGAATGCTTCTATTTCTGTACCGTTTACAATTTCTAGTGTATTTCTTCTATTGATTACCCCTTCTAGTGTAGCTCGTTCTCGCCTAAGCCATAATTTTATAACTGGACTTATGGCACGAAAAAGCCTTGCCAGTCTTCTTAGGTTTTTTCGTGCAAGAGAACCACTAGTTCCTGCAATTATTGCTATTTTACGTCCTTTATACCGAGTAAAGGACAAGTATAAAATTAGCCTTAAAACAATTTCTGTAAATCCCATTTGTCGGGCTTTTTTTATGTGAATTTTTAGGGCTTTTCTTTGTTGTTCAAGTTTGTTACCAAATTTCTCTCTACCATGTATTATTTTATCTGCCATATCCACCTGATATGGAGTTAATGGCATTTCCTCACCTGTTGCTGAGTGTCGCGGTAGACCTATAATGTGATTTATGCAACATTTGGCTGTATGTTGATAGTTAATGTTTCTTTTATGTAGTGTGTCATCGTTACACCAAAACGGTAGTTTTGCAAGTTCTTCGCATAGTTCTAGTCCTTCTTCATCACCTATGATTTTATTTACTGGCTCTGGTTTTGTGTATAACCCAGCAAGTATAGCCTCGTTAAGTAATTGTTGGGATTTTACCAACTCTCATCATCTTAATTACTTCTCTAACTTCACCATTCCCTACATCATCACATAGTTTGGTGAGTATATCACTTTGAATTTTTGTTAGTTGTCCTTTTTCCATACCTGATAATGGAATTGTTGTTATTTCTTTGTCAACTATAATCATTTTTCTTCCATTTTCTTTGTATTCTTCTATTTGTGTAACATATTTTAGGAATAATTCGGCTGCTAGTGAGTAATATTTTATCCATTTCCCTGCTACTATACTAACAAATTCTGAATCATACTTTAGATTAATCTCTTTTCTGTACTTGGCTACTGTTGGTCTAGAGAGTTTTAATTTATTACATATTTTTTCGTCGGTATATAGTGGATATCTGGTTATAATGTCTCTTAATTCTGTTTTCTTTTTTGGGGATAATATCATTGTGCCTATAATGTTAGTACCGTACTAGGTTAAAAAATCTTGTTAAGGTTTACATGCCTAGATTCTTCTATTGTTTCACCTAACTTTGTCATTTGGCGAATTAGTAGTTAGTTTAACTGGTTCTTCTATAGGAGTTTTAACATTAACTATTGCAGTAATGCTCTAAAATTACAATTATTTCTTGTGGGTACATTTATCTCATCAAGTAGTGGATCAGTGCACCTGTATGGTTCTGGTAGTGAAATTCTAGTAAATTCATCATTTGATGCTTTGTGATATTCTACTCCTGTTCCATCAGTCCAAATATTATTGACTTTGTCGGTTCTGTATAAAACTATAGTAAGATTTTCTGTTTGTTGTGCTGTATGTTTATTGTTCATGATATAATATGGTGTTGGGTTTTGTGATTGACCAAGTACCTGTATTCCATCATTAAAGTAAGAGTTTTGTGTGTTACGGTTTTTGTCAGTTATATTAATTAACATGATATGATTAAGAGTATTTTCCCGATACGAGTACACTAGAATTACTTTGGTGCAATTTTCTAATTCATCAGTATCTTGGCATTTTACAACACTAGCAGTAGCGTTTACTGACTGGTTATTTATGAGGTTATTCTTATCAGTTATTATTATCTCGCCTGTTTTAATTCCTGTTGTAGTATTATCCGTAATTAATTCAACATCAATTAAGACCTCGGCATTATTCAACGGCGTGCCTATCTCTTTTACACCTAAACCAAACTGTACACTTTGCATGTTGTGTATTCCACCATTTTCATATACAACAATCTCTACTTTGTTTATCTCTCCTACTGTTGCGTTGATTAACGAGAATTCTGTATGGTAATTATCTACTTGTACAGTATTACCGTTATATGAAAATCCATTATCAACTAACCTTATACCGTTATTATCTACTCCCAAAGTTGGTGGAGTACAGTCATTACAAATGCTTCTTGGTTTAGGTACTGTTTCTATTTCTGTTTCTATGATTGTTTCTATAGTAACCATGGGTTCTTCAATGGTTATTACTTTGTCAACTATTGTTTCTATAGATTCTATTTCTTTAGTTTCTATAATAAATGATTCTGTAGTGGGACCAAATAATACTGCTTCCATAAATGCTATATCTGAATCCATCCATTCTTGTACAACTATTACTAATGTTATTAATATGGCTTCAGTATTAGATGGTGTCGCTGGGTATTCTGGTATTTCATCTTCTATTGATTCTATAAAGTCTAATGTGTTTTCTACTGACCAGTTATCTAGGTTAAAATCACTAGTCAATTGTATAAGATCATACAATGCTTCTTCGTGCGATAATTCGCATAATCTATAAGGTAATTCATCATATAGTTCACCATATATATCGGCTTGCCATAATTCACACCATTCATCATCGAGCCATTCATCATATAATGCATCATGTAATGCATAAAATAATTCATCATGTGCTGAATTATACCATTCATCATACCATGGTTGATGCCATTCAAAGAACCATGCTTGACCCCATTCATCATGCCAGTATTCATACGATTCATCATGCCATTCATCAGCTACATTATCCGATTCATCATGCCATTCCTCATGCCAGTATTCATATGATTCATCATGCCATTCATCATGCCAGTATTCATATGATTCATCATGCCATTCATCATATTGTTCATTATACCATAATTCGTATATTTCTAAAACTCGTGCAAATTCGATTTGTTCTGTTTCCTGCCATGTGGATATGGATAATTCTACTGATTCTATTTCTATTCTCAAATTAGATACGGCATCGTGTAATTCATCATTAATTGATTGCCAATCTAGTATCGTATCTTCTACTTGGCATAGTTTATTCGTCCATTCTATTATTATCGTAATAATTGACGCAGTATTTGTTTCAGTTTCTATTAACGGTGATAGAATATCTTTTAATTCCAAGTATTCATGTGCTACATCTGCGGCTTCGTACATTGCTGCATCTTCTGCAGATTGTGCTTCGGATACAGAAGTTTCAGACAAAGTTAACATTTCATACCCCATTAATTCTTCTTCTAGTATTATAGAAGCAGAATCAATTATAGAAATGTAGTTATCTATGGCATCAGATAATTCATCTGCATAGACATTAGAAGGAATGCAAATTAGTGATACACTAAATAATAAGAGTAATAATGTATAATGATTTTTAAATCTTTTATCTACAAAAGAAGCATCATGTATCATTTTATTACATGACAAACATTGTACTGAATTCTTAGAAGTGAATGTAGTATAGTCACAATTTTTGCATTTTAATATTTTTTTCAACTGTGCAATATACATTGTTACAATAATATATAGTTTTACTATATTATATAATTAGTATCTTACAAATAATGATTTTGATAACCCCAGTTAAAAAATAATTGTAAACATTTTTAATATATACTTCTGAAATTAAATAAATCATGCAAATAACATATAAAATTGAAAAATTAAAAACTGGTGGGTTTATGGCATATTGTCCAGCAATGAAACCTGTAATTGTAGAAGAAGATACAGAAGAAGAAGCCACTAAAAAATTATTAATATCTGCTAAAATGTATGTTACAAAACATCCTGAGATTAGGGTTCTGTCGGGTTATCTGCCCAAATAACGTAAAGTACGGGTTAATTTTCTTATATCTCTGCCCATTGTTCTAGAGTCTGGGGATGTGTTGAGTTTTCTGACAAAGTAATCAAATGATACTATATCAGAAGCATTTTCTATACCATTTACTACTAGTGTATTTCTTTCCTCTCTGGTTATTTTATATAATGTTGGTTTATAGCCTATTTTTATGGTATCTTTTACTTGTGGTCTAAGATGAGGTAATGCCTCAAAGTTTGACAAAAAAGTTCTTGATTGTACATCTAAAAAGACCCTATAATTCATTAATTGTTAATTTATGCTGTGTATATTTAAGGTTCTGTGTACTAATCGGTAGTTATTAGCGGTATTCGGTTGGATGAAACCTTGCCTCTCGTATTTGTTTGGAATCAGATATGATATCTTTTACTGCCTGTAATTGTTCTGAAGATCCATTGGATTTTGCCCAAAATATGGCAGTGGTTAGTTTTGTACTCAAGTCTATAAACCAAGATGGTAAATCATCAAAATCTACTAAATTTAGAAATACTGCCTGTAATTCTGAGGATGCGTCTTCATCAGACCTTACTACTAGATTGTCTCGGTTATCATTTGAGCCTCGTGTTTTTCCCATATCTTTGTATACTCTGTCTGTGTCTGCAAATTTTGATATAGTTACAGTTGATTCGTCATATGTTACAGATGAATTGTCACTTGTATTAATCACTTGTACTCCCGCTTCTGCTGTAAGATTGGAGAAATCTATTGTAAATGGTACTATTCCTTCTGTATCTTCTGCTTTTGCCTTTCTAAATGCGGTCCATTCGTTATTAGTTGTGTTAGTTATAGAATCTGCAGAGTTTCCGTTAATTGTAACTATGGGGATTGATATGGGTTGATCTGCGGTGAATTTTAGAATAATATCGTCAAATTTTCCCGCTATAGTTCCGTTTGAGTTGTTTGATAGTATGGATATTGTAGTTAGAATAGGTGTAGTCATGTATAAGATAACACTCCATCAATTATAAATTTACTATAATTAGGACACCTTTTAGTAGGACAAAATGGTAAACTAGAAGGCTGTAGAATTCTAATCATCCCACACTTTTTACATTTACCTTCTCTGTTATCGTATTTACTCATAGCCTGTGATTTTCCATGTGGTTTTTAAGTTGAACGTTTAACCCAAATATTTCATCGCAGACTTTGCAGGGATATTGTTTGTTAATTTTCATTAGAGTTTTGGACTGTAGATATGCTTTTCGTTTAGCTTTGTTTTCTGGAGTATCTCTGATTGCTTTAGTCTTAATTTTAAAATCCATAATTACATTTTATTGATGAATAGAAGTATAATTGTATTTTCAATATTGCATGTATTTAGTATGGGTAAATCCATTCAATATTCATTTTCCTTTACTTCGAATTGTTTGCCACATACCCCACATTGAGTTACTAGGTTCTTTTTAGTATTAAATGAATACTTGCAGAAAGGGCATTTTACGAGTATTTTCATTTTTTTGCCAGCAACTCTAAGAGTTTATCTGTAATGCTTAAAACTGCTGTGTCCCATGCGGCTGACCTTGCGGCTGACCTTGAGGCTGACCATGCGACTGACCTTGCGGCGGCTTCTGCGGCTTCTGCGGCTGACCTTGCGGCTGACCATGCGACTGACCTTGCGGCGGACCTTGCGGCGGCTTCTGCGGCTGACCTTGCGGCTGACCTTGCGGCGGCTTCTGCGGTGGCTTCTGCGGCTGACCTTGCGACTGACCTTGCGGCGGACCATGCGACTGACCTTGCGGCGACTGACCTTGCGGCGACTTCTGCGGCTGACCATGCGACTGACCATGCGACTGGCCTTGCGACGGACCATGCGGCTGACCATGCGGCTGACCTTGCGGCGGCTTCTGCGGCTGACCTTGCGGCTGACCTTGCGGCGGCTTCTGCGGCTGACCATGCGACTGACCATGCGACTGACCTTGCGGCGGACCTTGCGGCTGACCTTGCGGCTGACCATGCGGCTGACCTTGCGGCTGACCTTTGCATGTTTGAGATTATCTCACCTTTTGCCGCTTTCATGTGTAGAGTTATGATGTCTTTTACTGCTTTGATTACTTTTTTGTCACTTTCAGTATTGATAATATCCGTGAGTAAATATACACAAAATTCGTGATATACTCTAGTCCAATTAGAGAATCCTACTGGGATTGCTTTGATGAGTTTTAAAGGAAATTCTTTTGCTTTCTTATTTGGAAGACTCTCAAATAGATAGTCTTCTAGTCTGGCTAACCATTCAGGTATTCCTAATTCTATTTCATAACATTTAAGATTACTAGAATGTATGGTGCAACCAATCGCACAACCTTTACCATTTTCCCAGTATGTGCCTTTGACAATTTCATCTGCTTTATAATGAGATTGTAGTTGAGAAATAATACTCTCTTTTAATGAAGGTGTATTTTGGAATGCTTGTAATTGTTTCATGTTAGTTGATTAATATTGGTATATTTATGTGTATAATTATGGGTGTAAAATCATAATCTTCTTATAGCCTGTTATTTATACCATTTAGAATTTGTGTATGCTTGTGAACATAAAAGTGAGCAAAATATTCTTTTATCTTTGATTTTCACTCTGAATGTTTCGATACATAATTTACAGGTTCTAGTTTCTTTAATGTTCATTAGGTTAAAGACCTTGTTTACTCATTTCTTATCTCTTAGATATTCTGTTAAAACAACTCGCATCATTCTTGAAAAATCTCCCTTGTGTTGTTGGTTAGCAAGGATTTGGATATTTTCAATTTGTGACTCTTCTAAAGTTATTGTTTTTTGTTTCATTTTATCTCATTAAATAATTCAATCAACTTGTTACTAATCTTCAACATAACTTTTTGTTTGGAAACGTAAGCGTAAGCAGAAACGTAAGCAGAAGCAGAAGCGTAAGCAGAAGCGTAAGCGTAAGTAGCAACAAATTGATATTTCTTAGGTATGTTGTCTGTAACTTTTTCCCACTGTTCTTTCGTTATGATTACACCCTCTATGGATTGTTTGAATAGATTAATGATTGCTACAATTTTTTTATATTTTTGAAATTTGGGTGGAATTGTACGAGTTAATATAAAATAGAATAGTTTCAGTCTAACCATATCTGATTGTTGTATAGTCATTCCAATTGGAATTGAATTTAGAAAATCAATATTGAATTTTGCTATGTGTTTAACATTGATGTCTTCATGTATGGAATCATATATTTGTGCAATCCAAATGTCTACACCTAGAGTGTCTGCAAAGGACTGGTGGTCATAGCAGTTAATTGAGCATCCAACAGCACAACCTTTTCCTGAAAATTTATCATAACCTTCACCTTGAACTAACTGGCCTAGTTCTATGTGTTCTTTCATTCTAGATATAATTTCTTGTTTTAGTGATTCTTTGTTGTGGAATGCTTGTTGTGACATTATTTTTCTACCTCAAAGTCAGGACATCCACAATCACACACATTCAGATCAGTAGGCTCAAATATTTCATCGCAATCATTACAGATATTCATTTCTGATCTCCTGAATACACATGGTGACATTTAGGGCATTGAAATGCTGTTCTTGTTTTACGTGGTTGATATATGTGTGAACATTTTGGACATTTTTCTTTTATTGTGTTAACAGTTACTTTCATAATATAGTTAGTTATTTTCTTTAGTTAATATACTTTGAGTTTACTGTACCAACTAACATTTCTAATGTTGGGAGTGACATTATAATTGATATGATTTGTAACTATACAGGATTAGGCAACTATTTGAAAGCGATCACGATAGAGTCCTCTTTCTCCCGTGGCTTTATTCCAAAACCATAGATGTAATTCATAGGTTCCTAATGGAAGATTGTAATTGAATAGTCTGAATCGTCTGTGTTTTAGTTTGAAATTTATGGTTTCACCATCATTATCTTCATCTCGAGAATGTGATTGGTCTATCATTAGTAGTTGGCCTTTGTATGATAGTTTTCCAGTTACGGTTTCTGCACCTCTGATTCTTACCAATAGTTCTGTACCTGTTTTGATCCCATTTCCATATCTGGTTTTGACAAAGTTAGTTTGGTATTTGGTTCCATCAGATATGATAGCATCTATTTTTTGTGGTGTGAGTACATGATTTGATTTTGATTCTATTGTGGTTAGTCGTATGTCTTGTTCAAAGACTTTTTGTTCTAATTTTTGGAATCGATTCAATTATGTCTCCATTTGTTAAGTGATTTATTGGCTATACTACTACCTATGGTAATTGACATGAAAGCCCAGATATGACTTGGGTCTAGTGTGAAGTTTATGGATTCAGTTCCGATTAATACAAGTAAGAGAAACCCCCCGATAGTTCCTACAAGAGGTAAGAGTTGAGATATTTTTAGTTTCATGTTTTTGAAGAATTATTACAATAGATAAACATAGCTAATTATGGTGCTGTTCGATTGATGGGACATAATTCTCTGTGTTTTGGGTCGGGACATGAGTACTCAAAAAGGTTCAGGTTTGAAATAGTGTTTATGACAATAATCACAAACTATTTGATTTTTTCTTTTGGTTCTTTTTCTTACATGACCATATCCACTTCTATTTACAAAGAACTGAAGTATTCTTTTTTGCCATTCATTTGTACTGAGTTTCACAATATTTTCAAAGCAATCTAGTATATAAATACGCAAGTTATGACGTAATACCTAGCTATTAAGCTCATTTTTACTAACTTGAATGCCAAATATTATATAATATAATTAATTATTATTTAATGATTATGAGTACAAGACAAACAAAAAGTGAGGGTGTGGGGATGCTTCCATTAAGCAGAATCTTTACTATCCCATCAGCATCAAGAGTGTTGGATTTCTTATTGACAAATCAGGATTTTGATTATTCTGAATCTGACCTTGCAAGATTAACAAGTATTTCACCTAGAAGTATTCAAAGAACACTCCCATACCTACTTGATGAACATTTGATAATCCGTACTGGAAAAAGTGGAAAAGCTTTCATGTATAAAGCTGATCTTGGTTCTTCTAGAACTAATGCACTTTTAGAATATATTAAATCAACACAAAAAGAAATACTTCAACAACAAAGACCAGCATAAATTCAAACTTTCTTTTTTAATTCTGTTTTTAATGCTTCAGTTAAAAAATTGGCAGTAGTCATTCCACGATTTATCGCTTCTATTTTTGCTCGTTTCCAAACATCTTCGTCTATCTTAATTGAGGTTACGAGAGTTTACTATAATTTCACAAAAAAACATGGAGGTCTAAATGGTGATACACCAGCCGATAGATCAGGCATTCTCATACAAGGAAATAACAAATGGTTAACAATAATTCAGAATGCTAGTAAGAAGCAAAAAAAGATTATGGATTTTTAAACTTCTCTTGTATTTCTTCGGGAGATAAAATAGTACCAAATAACATTTCATATCTTTTTAACTCTCTATCAAATAACAATGCCCAACTCTTTAGATTTACTGGTGATAAATTTATCGTGCATTCAATTTCTCTATTTATTGTTGTTTTAGATACTTTGATTTTATCTCCTGTTACCGCATTTGAAAGGTTTAGTGAATCATGTAGAATAGTTAATTTTAATCCATCATAAGTTAGATTTGCAACTTGAGCAGTTACGCTAATTTCTTTAAATGTCTCGCTTTGAGTAACTTGAATATCTGGTGTTTCAGACATAATACTTTTTTATAAAAACTGTATATAACCTTTCGAATCCAAAATGCTTCAAATCACTCTACACTTAACAGATAGAATTATCACTTGATAACTTAACAGAACCCTAGTAAACAAATACTAAAACATATGCAATAATTGTAATCACAATTCCAACAATGCCTATTATTGTACTATTCTTAAAGTGGTTAGAGTGGTATGCAAAATAGTTTTTTTGCCTACATTCACGATAAAAGAAGGTTGCACCCATAGCAAGTAATCCATAAGATAGTGCAGAGGAGTATTCAAACATAATAAATGCAATTATCCAAAGTGGAGTCAGAAGGTGATAATGCTCAATTACTTCATAGCCTTTTTCTATCTTTTTGTGATCAACGTCAAACCATACTCTATCAAGGACGGTAACTATGATGAATCCTATAAATGCAGATAGAAATGATTCCAATAATTATGATGAATTGTATAAGGTATAAAAGTATTAGTTTGCCATGTGTTTACTTTTATTATTTATGTCAAAGTGATTTATGACTAGGTCAATTTTTGATTCTAACGCGGTGGTTCTATTTTCTATGCCATTCATTGTGTTTTTTAATATTTCATAATTTGTAGAATCAAGTTTATCTTGATCAGATACTTCATTGATTTTTTGTTGCATTAATGTGAAACATTTTTCTTTCTTCCAAAAATATCGAATTACAAATATTATGCCCCCAATAGATGGGATTAGTACACCAATTATTATTTCTGGTAGTAGTGTGTCTATCATTAGTTACACTCCTAAACTATATGATATGTTTGCCTGTGATACAGCAATATTAGCGGTTCCATCAAAGTTCACCACAGCAAGGTCACAGGTATCCAACTCTGCAAGAGTAAAGTCTCTTGTTGCTGATATTTGAATAATACCAGAATTTACAGAATGTGGTATCTCAAATGTATCTAAAAGTGTAAGAGATCCATTCTTGACTAGCAATAACCCGATATCAGTAGCCCCACCACCCACTTTTTCAATTAGTGCGGAAAATGTGATAGGATATTTTTTAGTAGCTTTTGTAAGATTTGTTATTTGACCTGCGGTAGTTGCAGTAGCTCTCTCTAATCCATCAGATAGATATTGTGCCCCGCCAATTATTACAGGCACATCTTGTGATATTATAGTAACTTCAATTGCTGCTGCAATATTTGTAAACCCAACTTGTGCACTAGCCATTGAATTCGGTCTTGCTCCATTACTGTTTGCAATTACTATTGGGGTTGTTTGGTCTAATCCACCACTAGTAGTATCAAAATAATCAGTAGATACTTCATTGTCAGGAGTATCTTTTATGGATATTTTTGCATTGACTAGAGACCCATCTAATCTTATTGGGTATTGAAGGGGGTCACTTAGATTTAATTTTGAATTACTAATTAGTATATCTTTAATTTTTGAGCCTATAAATTTTAACATTGCAGGAGTACCTCCAGCATAAAACACTGATTGTATTAGTGATTCATTTAATGTTGTACTAGTACAATCTTCAAATGTAAAACCTTCATTTAACGGGAAAAGTTGTCCTCTACTACCTACACTAGATTTTGCGTTTCTTATTGTACCTAATGATAAAAATCCTACTGCAAGAAATGAGTCATATGAGAATAATGTATCAATTTCTTCTGATGCATCAACATCAAATAAGTTTGGTGCTGTAGTATCACATTTAACTGACATGAAATCAAGACCAAGCCCATTAAATCCTGTATTAAAGAAACCCGTTGCATCTGAGAAAAATGGTAATTCTACATCTAATTCATCAGAAACAGTCTCGGCATTTGAGATTAATAATCTTGAATTAATATCGTCGTATTCATCTATACCTGTACCTGAAATGTTAATGTGTTGACCATTGAATAAACCATGTGGAGCAGACAATTTAAGTCGGATGAATCCTGTTGTTGGTTCTGAAATTGATAGTATAATACCAGATATGTGTAGTGTATTGAATAATGATTTTCCAGCCATATTTGTAGCCAGAAAATTACTATTTACGGGTGGGTTACTACTTCTAATAAATCCGTTATACCCTGCAGGGATTATGATTGGAAATTCATCTAGGACTATTGGTTCAACAACATAATACCCTTTGTACTCTAATGTTCTAAATCCATTAATTACTGGTGGCATCTGTGATATATCATCTATAACTTTAATCCCACCACCATGAGCTAGATTTGCTAATTCATTTTCGATGTTTCTTTTCGTTAATCCTAATTCATTATCAAATATTCCTTTAGATTTAGTTGTAATTTTTTCTTGGAGTAATTCCGATATGGATGTAGTGATGAAATCGTTGGTCATGATATATTACTAGTTTTTCACCTCGATTACTTTTAATTCTTCTTGAGGTAATGGATTCAAAAATTCACTAGGGTTATTTTGATTATTGAAGTTTGTAGTTATGCGGTCTTGTAATAGTTCTACATTAGGCATATGTATTTCATCTATTTTTCCTTCATAACTATTTTGAGTTAATGGCCAATCCCCACCGATACCAAGTAATCCACCTGGATTTGACCCGTCAATTGTATTTGTAAGTATTGCATCAACGTATACTTTTGTAGTAGTACCATTATGAGAAAGTACAACCTGATGAAATTTATCAGTAGCATTAATTCCTGTATCATGCCAAATATTATTCGAAAAAGCCCAAAAATTATCGTTAACTCTAACTGCTATTATTGTTCTATCAGTCTGAAAGTCAATCATGAATACACTAGTGCTACTACCTTCTTTAATTCCCCATACAGATATCGTCCAATTGTTTGGATTTTCAAATATAGATGTTGGTCGTATTTCATCATTATTTCCATCAAAAAATAACCCTCTACCAACCTTCCCTTCTGTATCTATTGCATTAAACACATTACCATCATTTCCATTGATTGTAGAATCTTTAACTTGATTACCAACAAGGTTCATGTGATAAACTAGATTATAATCATCACCCCATACAGCACTTTTATTTTGTGCATCTACTGCGTTTGGATTATCAGCGTAAATGTATATAATATCACCATCAGAGAGTAATGGTTTTTTTGCCCATGCAACTATTGTTCCAGTTGTATTGTCAAACTCTGTAATTTCATACTCTAATGGTATTCTGTCAATTCCTACAAATCTTATTTCTGCTTTTGTCTTGCCAATTAGTTCAGTGTATGTGCCACTAATTAATAACGGAAAATCAGTCTGTGGTGATGGTACTTTTCCATCATTAACTTTTAGTGGGATTCTAAACTTCCAGTCGGCATCAAACCAATATGGATGATTTACTAGAATAGTTGGAGTGTCTTTTGTGAGTAATGGTGAATTTTCTGTTAGTAGTGTTTCACCTGATGTGATTACAGTTGAGCCATTAGTAGCTGATGGATTTCCAAAGCTAAGGTGGAAAAAGTCAAAGTCTTTACCGTTTGGAATTGTTACATCTACTGTAAATTTCCCAGTTATTGTATCCACGGATATTACATTGTATAATAACTCAGTGCTAGGTATATGTAATTCTGTTATTTTATTTTGTGTTCTTCCCGATAACCAAATTCTTGATTCATCATCAGAGATTGTAATTCCTCTAATGCTAGAATCAACACTGGTTAAATCAACAGATGATTCAGGTAATTTATTTACTATAGGTATGACATAATTTTCATCAAGTTCATATTTTGAGATTTGATTGGGTGAATCTGAAACGATATACATGTGATTTCCATTATCACTTGTTCTCACATTACCATTCGTGCTAATAATTGGTGGATTATATGGGAAAATTCTATCTGGTGCAGTAAATGGTGCAGGGAAAGTGTATGGTGGTACTTGCCATTGTACAATTTGACCTAAATCAATTATCATTGCATTAAAAAATTTACCATCATTTGTAAATTCACAGGATGCAACAGTGCCAAGAAATGACATATCAAAAGAAGCGACTAAAGTATCTCCGCCTTTTAGGGTGTAAGGTGTGGTGAGTGTGGATAATTCTGCGGTGTTTTGTGAAACACCACAAATCATAAAGTAATTACCATCTTTTGAAATCCAAATGTCACGACCATTTGCTTCTGATGGGTTGGTGACATGTTCAGGAGCAGTACCATCATTTGGAAATGTTCCAGGAATAATTGTAGGATCAAAACCCAAAATGCCCCATTCTTTTAGAAATGGTCCGTTATCTTCCCATCCAAAAAAGTGAAGTAAATCATGTGACATTTGAAATACGTTATAAGTTTCAGCCCCTAGCGGAGAAAATGAATTATCTACAGCTACAGCCCCTTGTAAATCTCGTTCTTCTCCGTGAAATGCTCTAATATCAAAGCCTGAGGGTTCTAAGAATTTACCAGAACCTATTGTATCTTCGATTCTTATTATTACATCACCATTTGGTTGTATAATTTGTCCTTTGCTAATTTGATAGAATTTGTAATTGTTGTAATCTATATTTCCATGGGACGGATATGTTACTTTGAGTAGATTTTCTATTACTGGTTCAGGTGGTATTACTTCACCGCCTTCATATCCTTGTGGAGGAACAAACTCATTTAGATGTTCGAGAATAGTTTGTGCATTACCATAACTACCATCTGGTCGCTCATAATGTAATCTTGTCATTTCTCCAGAGATAGTGTGAATTGTAAGTTAGTTTGTGTAACATCACATTGAATATTAATTTCATCTCCTTTTGAAATAGGTATACTTCGATACATTACACCAATAAATTCTACATCAGAGTTTAGCACATAGGGAATACCATTTCTAATGATAGACACTTTGGATGTTTCAGTTAGATTAGCATTAAGATGGATAAATGTTTGGAGATTTTCAGGATAATCAGAAGGTAAAGTATAATTTCCCGATAGCCAGTCAGTTGTAGTATTTTTTCCACCACTAAACTTTTCTATTATTGAATATCCACTATTTCCCATTTTACTGTATAGTCATTTCACTTGTTAAAAAGACTTGTTTTAATCTTGTTAAGATGTTAGTTTGGATGAAATCTCATTTAGATAATGGAGAAGATAATACTATCTATTTAGTTACAGATTCAAAATTAGAGGTATAATTTTCCTAACAAACAAGCAATCCCAACCTCTGATTGCGAATACCAGTTGTTTTTGTTTTCAAATAGTGTGGCACATTCTGATTCTCTAAGGTCAATTATAGAATGTTTACCATGATATCTCTGGATTAGTCTCTTTTGAACCAGATCAGCTTGTTGTAATACGGTACCTTTTTGATGTCTAGAATCTTGTACTCTAAATACTATCCAGTGATTTTTGTAAATTATCAATACATCAACTGTCTCTTTTATTTGTCTCTGAGAAAATTCTTGTACTTCTTCTTTTGGAACTAGATATTTTAGGTGAATTTGGGCATATATTCTGACATTAGGTAATTTTTCTTTTAGTATTTCAACAAGTGTATTTTCTCCACGTCCTATTATGGTGCCTTTATCTTGAATAATATCATCTCTATGGCTTTTTCCCATGTGAATGATAAATCCTTTGATAATACAAGATGTGAAATTACATAAATTACAGGAAAATATCTCTATGTCATTCATTCTTCTCTCCCATATGTTGAATTTTTAATTTTTAAATGCCATGTTTCATATTTTCAGTCCGCTCTTTTGGGATGTTTATAGAAATTTGTTCTCTAGGCATTAGTGAATGCCTCCAATGGTTGATTATTTAATTTTTCATCATTCCCCCAAGTGTCCCAATTATGTATTCTTGTTCTTGCAAAAAGTTCAATTCTTGGTAAGTCCCCGCAGAGTTGAACAATTTTCTGTCTTACAATATCGGGTTTTTTGGAATGTTTTTGTATAGAACTGTGTATGATACTAGATATTTTATTATTGATTATTGTAGTTTTACCTTTTGTTGCAATTAAACAAAACTCAGAATTAGATTTAGTGTAATGTCCCATACCAAAAAAACATTTAGCATTAGTAGGGTTGGTTTTAATCCAATTAAACCCAATAGTTTTGTATTTGAATCCCCATGCTTTGATCACGTCTAGACATTCTTGAAGATTAGGCCATGTTCCCCATAAAAACAAAATACAATCATCATCTGTGATTTTTTGAATAGGTAATTTTTTAATTTCGTCTATATTTAATGTATCATAATGTTTGTTAGCTGTACTTCCCGAATCTTGTTTTTTATATAGAAAATATTCCCAAGGAGGATCTGCAAGAATAATCTTGTACTTTTTATTCGGGAAAGGTGTTATAGTCATCTATGAACTGCCGCCATGGTTAAAATAACAGTCATATAATATTGAAAAATTCTGCACATTTTACATGGTATCATTTTCTTCTCAACACTCCTGCTCGAATAAAATTTGGTTTCTCTTTATCATCTCTTCTTCGATTTTTATTTAGACATATACTACACAACCATCTAACTTCTTTACCAGATATTGGATATTTTTTTGCATCATCTCTAGGACATTGTGAGCATTTATGTTTTATAGTATGAAATTGTGATGGTAGTTTTACTTTTGTAGATGTTTGTATTCCTCCATGTGATGCTCTTTTAGGATTCAAGATAATCTCTCCAAAATATATTCAATAACTGGAACTGTCACTGCATTTCCTAAACATTTGTATCTCTGTGTATCGCTCAGTCCTTTTGTATAATCATCTGGGAATCCTTGTAGTCTTTCACATTCGATAGGAGTTAATCTTCTGATTTTTTCACCATCAAAGATTCCGTGTTTGTCTTGAGCTGTTAACGTAAATGATTCATCACCATCTTCTTTGAAACGTCTTCCGTTTTGTCTTTTTTTGGGTCTGTCAGGAGTAAGAATAGGTATGGTAATTAATTTCTTACCACCAGTTAATGTAGGAGATAAGTCAGAAGAGTCATGTACACTTGTTCCCATTTCGTGGGTCATTGTATCGTCAACATACTCTGTCATTATCTCGTCAAATTTATCATCAAAGTGTAATGCTTGTTTTAGTTCTAACCATTCTTCTTTGTTTGGTAATGCACCTGATGAATCAGTTCTAAAGTAATGCTCTAACTGTGTTTTTTTAATTTTAGAGATTTCTGATAACTGTGATAATGTTATTGTTTTATTTTCTCCAATATATTCTGCAATCTCTTTTTGATTTGGTTCTTCTTTTCTTCTTTGAAATTGAATTGGAAATGAACCTAATGATTTAATTTTTGGTTCTTTGATTTGTGGTTTGTGTCGTGAGCTAGTATTTCCTTCAATGCTTTCTCTGATAGGAAATACTTTTGGTCTGGGTGTTCCTCTAAGATATGATATAATGAAGATACGTTCCCTATTTTGTGGAACAAAGTATTTACTATTGAGCACCTGCCATTCTGCATCGTACCCGATTTCATCCAGTGTTGCGAGAATGGTTGCAAAGGTTTTCCCTCTATCGTGAGATAATAATCCTTTAACGTTTTCAAGTAGCAATAGTCTAGGTCTTTTTTGTTCTGCAATCCTAGCAATTTCAAAAAACAACGTGCCTCTTGACTCTTCAAATCCGAGCCGTTTTCCAGCAATAGAGAAAGTTTGACAAGGGAATCCTGCACAGAGTAACTCAAAGTCTGGGAGTTCTGATGGTTTGATTTTTGTTGCGTCTTCATATATTGTGACTTTTGGAAAGTGTCTAGAGTAGATTGTTCTTGCATATTTATCAATTTCACAGGCTCCAATAATTTCATGTCCTTTTCTAACAAGAGCTAAATCAAAACCCCCAATTCCTGAAAATAAAGATAGACATTTCATCATACGCTATTGTAGCACCCTGGTTTCGATTCGTAAATAGCCCCCTCTCTCAATATTTGTGTTATGTATTCAGATGATTCATTGTATTCAAATCCAGTTTCTTTTAATTTTACTTCAAGTTTTTCTATAGGCACTGGTTCTCTGTTTACTCCCTCAAGTGATTTTATTACATCCATGAATAATTGCATTTTTGTAAATTTATTCTCATAGTTAGAAATATTATTCCAATCAAATATAGGATGATGTTTTTCATCATGGTGTTCTCTACATAATGGTTGTAATCTTCTAAAAGCTTCTTCTTGATGTTCTATATACCAACCATAAATTTTCTCAGAAGGGCCATATTTGGTTCGTTCGTCTGCTCCATCATCATATATGTGATCAATTTGTAAATGTTTGATAGTATCCATTTTACACATTCTACATCTACCGCCTAAAACTTTGAGAAGTTTGAATCTATTAGTAATAGGTAATGTATCTAATTCCATTAGGAAAACCTCACATGTGTTGTGCCGTGTTTATTTTTTCTCAGATCTATAATATCATCAAAAATTTTTCTAATTTCAAGTAAAAGTGTTGTTAAAATATCATATTCTTTTCTATTTATTATTCTATAAAGTTCATTGAGAGAAGCCTTATTTTTCAACATTTTAAAAAACAAGTCGGGTTGAACGTCATCAATATTTACTGATAATTGTTTTAAAAGCATAATGGGTAAATGATGTTTTTCTTCATGATGTTTTTTACATAATAATTGTAATCTTTGTTTTGATTTTACAGGATTGTTTAGATATTTTTGGTTTAGATGTGTGTAAAATTGTCTTTCATTATTACCATCCCCATAAATGTGATCTATCTCTAATGAATTGAAATTTTCATCATTACACACAATACATTTACCGCCTAAAACATGCATTAATTCCCATGTTTTACTATATGCCAAATCCTTTTCTCTCTAGTTGGGTAGACCATTCTTGTAGGTGCCAAAATAACGATTTGAATTCTTTTTTTGTACGTATGTTTGAATTCATCCATTGTTTCTTTTTATCTAGACTTACTGCCATTCCAGCAAATCCTTCAAAACTTACATCATCTTGCCATGATGTTAGTAAATGTTGTGAATTTCCATCTTTATGTGTTTTAATATAATCGTCAACCAGTTGAGATAATACGTCTTTTATCGAATCACCATCACGTGCAAGTATTATTGCTAGTTCTTTCTTTTTTTCTATATCATAATTAAATAAAATAGGTTTCTCAGACATAATCAATAGTACTGTAATCAATATATATATAAATATTTATTAATTCATTTTTTTATTTTTTTTAATAAAATGTTAACTGATAGTAAAGGTGTGTGGGTTGAAACTTTTGTGACTGGGTAAGTAATGAAGGTGTTTGATTTATGATTGAATAAAAATTCTTAAAGAGTTTTTTTGAATTTTCTTATATTTTTGGAAGATAATTTACGTAATTCTTCTAGTTTAATTATGTCTAGTTTTCCTACTATGATTGCCTTTGCTACGACTGCTCTAAGAGCGGCTTGTTTGCATACTCCTGTCATATCTGACATATTTTTAATTATGTTTAGTGCTTCTTCTGAATTCATTGTATAGGAAATCTATTATTTATGAAATTTATTATTTCGTTAATTTTCTGCAGATCTACGTCTTGGTCAGATATTGCCGCTATAGGAATTGGGAGTATTTGTTTGCCTTTTTTCTTGGTTATTTGCCTTTCTAGTAAAGAAATTAGTGTGTGAATCTCAATAATGGCTTTTGGTTTATTTCCAAGTTCAAGTAATTTCATTACTTTGTCAAGAAATAACACCATATTAGAATCATCTATACTTTTTCACCTACAATGTAGCTTTTTAAAATGACAAATTTTTCAGGAATGTACACTATTTTTTCGGCGAGTTTTTGTAATTGTAGACTTTGTTGTTGCATATAAGGACTAAAATAATCATTAATTTCTTTCTCAAAATTTAATTTATTCATTGTATCACCCAATCCATAATTGCAAGTTGCTTCTCGTATTTTTTATTCAGAGTTTTTTCATCTGCACCTAACTCAGAATGGTTCTCAACCACCTTACGTTTACAACGTAAAATGCTTTCAGGGTCAGTAAGTTTACTGTATGTAGGAATATCTAAGATCATGCCTGGAGTCCATCCAAAGTGATAATGCCAAAATGAAAAGACTAATTCTTTGTTAGTTAAATTTCTAAATGCTGGAATCTCTTCTAGTAGATATTTTACCTTATCATAGATGTTATCGTATGATTCAAGGATTTGCTGATAGTGTGATATTGACTTTGTTTCTAATTGTGGTTGAAATTTAGTTATATCACACATACACTCTAAGAGAGTACATATTTTCGTGTCGTTATCAGACCTATGCAAGTGTCCACATGTAGTGCATTTATTATTCATCTTCTTCTCCTAATGTCTTCTTACAATTCTGACAAACACCTAGATTAACTGCACTTGGAATCGATTCATCACAATTACAGTATTCACTTACCGTCTTTGATTCTTGTGCATTATTCTTTAAATCCTCAATTATCTTTGAGGCTATCGGTTTAGTTTCTGGTTTAGATCCAGTATATCCTAATGATTTGAGATAATCTAATTGTGCTTGAGATGGAGCGTTTGAACTTTGTAGAGTATTGTTATTAGAATTATCTGTTTGTAATTGCTGTATATCTTTAGGATCAATAGAATTAAGCATTGAGATCAGTTCAATTTCGGGGATTTGTTTTCTAAAGGCGTTTCTTTCAGATTTGGATAATGCCTTTGTACGTCCAAAGGGGTCATATTGACCGTTAGTATTGTAAGGTGATTCAGAAGCACCTACTGTTGATAACTTTGTTTTTCTATTTTGTACCTTTATCGTAGCATACCAAACCCA